AGCATTACCATTTTTATTTATTTGCCAACCAGCCGTACTAGAAAAATTATTTGATTGAATTACATTTCCAATCTTTGCGTTATCGATTGATGCATCTTGAATCATTGCAGATTTTATATATGTAGTGCCGTTAATAACTTCAAATGGTTTAAACGAAGTAGTGCCTGATGAAGCAACTTGTTGCGAAGTTGCAACTATAAACGAATCAGCAGTGAATCGAGCATAACTATCGCCCACAAACATAGTAGCGTTACCAACAGTATCTATTGTTTGTTCACCTGATGTTGGGTCAGTAGTATAGTACACAGTGCCACCAGCATACAGGTATGTAAATCTCGCTTTTCCTCCAACAAACTGGGATGATGTTGAAATTCCAGTAGTAAGTTTGTTTGTACTAAGATCAGATATTTTTGCACTCGTAATAGTTGCTGTTGCAATAACTGCACTTTTAATAATTGTTCGTCCGTCTTGTATAGCAAAAGGAATGTTTTCATCCGCTGGAGTATTGGTTAGTGTTGTTGCAGTTGGTGTTGGATCAACAATTGCAAACTTATCTGCACGAACAATAAACGAAGATTCAGTTGAACCATCTACTGTTTCTGATGCTAAACCAAAACCAGAAACAGCTCCATTGTCATCAATTTTTACTGTGTATTGTGAAAGTAATCCAGCTTCATTAATTTCTCTAATAGATGTTTCTTCAGCTATTAAAGATTGAGCATCTTGTTGTAATATTCTTTGTGAACTGTCTTCAATAGTTTGAATTCTATTTGCAAGACTAACATTTAAATGACTAGTATCAATCTTTCCTTCAACAGCTTTAATAATTATTTCAGGAGCTATTTCAGCTTTTTTTGAAACTGGAGATAAAGTATATGCTCCTGTAACGTTTGCTTTAGAAACTAAACGTATCCAATAATAATATTTTAAATCAGGGGTAACACTATCTACAAACATAGAAGAAACAGACTGTCCTATTAAAATTGCATCTCCTACATTTTCATTTTGCGATCTCCATATCTCAGCCATAGAATGATTTCTATATCTAGGAACACTCCATGAAAGAAACATTGTATTAATTGTTGATTCTATTTTTAATCCAGTAGCAACTGGTGGTGGAGTTAAATCTGTAGTTGGATCGTAACGAGAAACTATATTTGTGTTTCTGGTATAAACAGGAATATTAGCTTGCTGAGTTGTACTTGTACTTTGTACTACTTCATTGGATTTGTCTTTACACAAATCCAATGCAATAAGATCACGGTAAGTAACATTTGAATCAAGTTTATCTCCTACTCTTCCTTCTCGTACATCTGCTGTATTTTTTAAAGCTTCAACAGCACGAGTTAGATTCTCCTCGTTAACATATGGTATCGAAGGTACTTTAGTTGTCATTTAGCACTTAACTCCTCTAATGAATGTGATAAATGTAAGCTCGTTATCGTTGCACTTCCTTGAACTTGAATCTGCCAATCAGATGCCAAGTAACCACCTTGTAATCTAAATGGGTCATCACTTGAAATTGTTTTTGTTTCCACGGCAGAGCCATCTGCATATAAAGTTAAAGAAACACCATCACCATAATCATCTGCAACTACTTGTGCAGTAGAAAAGTTTGTTGGTTTTGGAAACTCAAATAATTTACTCTTCCATGTATATGATTTTGTATTAGAAGCTTTGTCCATTTTTTTGATGTTTCCTGATTCAATAATGTAAAGCGAATCTTCTAACGGAACTACTTGGGCAGACGTTGAATACTGAGAACCTAAAGACATGATTGCATCTGAACGATCTAAACTAAATATTAATAAACCACTCGTAGTAGAGTTTCTATAAAAAGCGTAATATTTATTTTCATGGTAATAAGCATGTATAGAACTTGGATTGTAAGATTGCCATTGTGCTTGAGATAAAATTCTTGAAGTAATTACATTTGCACCATTTAAACCAACGCTAACAAGTCCATCTGGACTTGCATAAAAAACAGTTGAACCAGTTTCAATAATTGATCTTTTAGATAGACACGCTTGTTGCAAACTTGTTTTAATTAAACTCATTGAGCTTGGATCAATGCCTGTTGCAATGTAAGGAATAGACTCTGTAAGAATAACTACAGATTGACCAAATGTTCCAAGACCAACAATGTTGTGATCTACAGTTAAGAAATTTAAGGATGACCATGCATGAGGTAAATACGCTTCAGAAAAACAAACATCTTTTCCACTAAAGCCAACCATCACTCCATTTGCCATTACTTTTAAACCCTTCATATTAGAAGGTGGAGCTTCATAATTTGTTGAAGTAATTAATTCACCTAATTCAACTTGTTGTAAGTTATCAGACGTACTTGTTGTGGCAACTGGTATTTCTTTTACAAACTGATAATTTGTATCTCCTGTTCCAGAAGAAGTTCTGTAAATATATTTTTTTGTTATATTAAAGTTACCTGATGGAGCATCTAAAGTTTGAACAGTAACTGGTTCGTATGGATCAATATCAATTGTGTCAGAAGGTTCAGAAGGTTCTCCTTCTTCACCATACGCAGATACATATGTATATACATAATTTCTAGATTCAGCAATATTTTTTGGTGGCAATGTTGCCACTGCTCCAAATACATCTTGAGGATTATTTAAACCATCTAAAAAACTTGGTGATGCATTACTAGCCAAAGAAGATGTTGCTACACTATCTTTATATGATCTTTGAGAAGCTGGTAATTCTTTTACTAATTTAAAATCACTTTCTGATAGAACATAAGTTCCATCAGAACTGTAAGTAATATCTTGTCTATATAATCTTTTAGCAACAACTTCAGAAGGAACATCTTGCGACATTGAAACATTAATTTGTGTCGCTCCATCTACAACTTCAAAAACTGCTGACTCATCACTGACAGCCGATTCAGTTCCATCAAGAACCTTATAAGTTAATCCATAAACTCTACTCGCTGTACCTACAGAAACATTTTGAATAGAGAAGGGTACTGCTGGATGTGTAACTCCAGTAGAGTTATATCTTACAACTGTGGAAGAATTAACAGATAAAATAGTTTTATTTCCTGATATTCCGTCAATAGTAAATTCATCTCCCACTTTAAGCTTGTGAGCAATCTCAGTTGTAAATAATGTAGATGCACCTGTACCCTCAACTTTTTTAACAGAAATATTTCTCGATTCATTTCTTGTTACCGAATCATCATCAAATGGAATGGAACCAGAAGGAGCAAAATTTGGTTTTTCTGGTCTACTTAAAACAGCAGTTGCTATAGCTGACTGACTAGCTGATTCTGTATCAGATAAATGATCTTCAAAATCTGATTCATTAATACCTACCGTTCCAACTTTTCTATATGTTCCAGAAGTTAAACGATATATATTTTTATGAGTTGCACCATCTTCATTTTGTTCAACTGGTAAATCTGAAAAAGTTACAGTAGGCAAATATCTTTTTCTTAATGTGAAACTTCCTGATGGTGGATTTGATGGAAACGTAGAAGTATTTTTAATTTTAATTTTTTTTGTTGATTCAACAGAGTCAACTTGCCATTTTGTATTCCAACCAGATTCAGATGAATTTGTAAATGCAATATAGTCTAAGTTTTCTAAATTATGTTCTACTTCAAAATTAATAATATGTAAGCTTGATGATTCTGCTGAAAAAGTTGAAGGATATAACCTTCCTGTATCAACAGAATCTGACATAGCACTAAGAGTAAATGATTCACTTAAACCAGACTCTGATGCATCATCACCTTTGGTAAGAGAAACTTTATAAGTTCGATTAGTTAAAGCTGGTTCGCTAATTTGTGATCCACTTGTTAATGGTGCAATGGTAGGTTTTGGAATTCCGAGATCATAACTTGCTCTTGGATATTGATCTGAACCTGAACTAAACGCAACGGATACAGGAGCCATTTTTGGATTACCTTGTCCTGTCCAATAAACTCTTGCATGTTGATCTTGCGTAATCGGAGATAACGCAACATCGACATCAGTAGAGAACTCAAACCAATTAAGAGCTTCATCTGTATTATTTTGTACTCTATAAATTGTTTCTGCTGTTACAGATATTTTTAAAGGTGTAACAGTTGTATTTTCTTGGATTGGTTGTATCGCACCTGAAAACAATCTAACATCTGTTGCACTTTCAGCTTCTGTTGCATTTAGCACTTTTGGGTTTGCTATTGGTCGCATTCCATTAAAACCCCTAACAATTATTCCAGCCATTTATGCACTCGGTTCTGTAGGTAAATCAATGTAAGGAAACCCAGACTCGCTCGGTAAATCACGAAGTTTTTGTCGATACGTTCCCCACTCTGATTTTTTAGGATGAGTAAAATCTGAAACTTGAGTCCAATCACTTTTTAACAGAAGTTCATTTCTTCTTGTTCTTACATCACTAGAAACTTTTTCTGTCCATGCTGTTTTTTCTGCATCCGTTTTTTCTTTGACCTCGACAATGTAAACTTTTCCGTCCTTGAGTATTGGGTCAATAGAAACTAGATTTTGTGTTTTTTTATCATAAGGCAATGTTCTGACTACGTCATAACATTCATTTTCACTAAGCCATGTTGTTGATGGAACCCCAGCAAAACTTGTTGTTGGGAACAATTGTCTATATGTTCCGACTGTCCAAATTTCATTAATTTTTTTCCCTATCATTTTCCCCCCTATCGTCTTGGAAATAATTCAGTTGGAACATCTATCGAAGAATCTGTTCCATATCTATTTGCTCTTGTTATTCGTAATTGGTCGATATAACCTTTTAAACTTCTTGACCCACCAGATTGACCATAACTACCGAAGTAAAAATCAGATGATACCGAAAGTGTGTAATCCGATGCTGTTCCTAAAGAACTTACTGTCGTGCCTGTGACTGCACCAGCATAAAGACGTAGAAGATTGCTTGAATTTCTAGTAAGTGCTAAGTAATACCATTGCCCTGATGACAAAGATTGAGCAACTTGAATTTGTGGAGTAGGTTCATTACCAACTTCCCACTCATTGCCATACCTTTGAATAATAAAACTTCCAGTATTTCTAACTATTGATTGATTTGTTGTATTTGGATTGTTTAAAAAGTAAACAAAAAATTCAATAGTAAATTCTCCAGTTAATATGTTTACTGATTCTTGATTCATTCGTGTTCTGAGCGTTGTACCCTCGTCAAAAAATAAACTTCCCAAACCATTCTTTGACCTTGACGAAGAAACCATAACTGTTTTTGAATTGTTGCCAGAATAATCTTGTTCAAAGTTACTAAACGTCATTCTTCCGCTTTGATCGTAAATACCAGCGTTATCAAAGTTATATAACATTTTTACGTTTGCTTGATTTCTAACTTCAGAACTCAGGGTTGCAGGACTTGTTCTTGGTATAAAATTTTCTGTGTAAACTGGTTCATTGCGAGTGAATCTTAGATCACAAAAATATCCATCTAATGAATAACCCCAACTACCAAAGTATTTATTCATTAAATAATTTGTATATGCACTACCAGAAGCCCATCCTTGTGTCCAGTTTGTTTGTTCATCAACTTTAACTCCGTTTCTGAACATTCTCAGAGTTTTGTTGTTTTCTAAATCATGCGTAATAGCATAATGAATCCACTCCCCAACTTTCGCACTCTCATTGTCTTGTACATTACTTCCATGTCCAGATGATGGCGAATGGTCAAGTGCTAAAATTCCTGATGTACTTAAATATCTTAATGACCATAAACTACCATCTTGTTCCCAATGTCGTTTCCACCCTGTTGGGTAAGTTTCTATGTACACCCAGTATTCAAAGCAAAAACTATGGGTGTTCATCATGTCGAATTCATCAAAATTTCTATTTTGAATTTGAACACCATCATTTCCCCCATCAAAACTTATTGAGCCACCATGATTTTCCTTACTGTAAGGAAAATTTTGTGAATCAATATTAAAAGGAGATTCAAACAAACATTTTGGGTGTCCACTTTTTATAAATAAATCTTTTTTTCCGTATGTTGCGTTGTTTATTAATCGGTTTGATTGGAACCCTAAGAACACAGTTTTTGAATCACTTTCAAGTGGACTTGTTGGAACAGTAACTGATGAAACTCCTGATCCTTTTTTTACCCTAAGATTTGATATGTAACCCTTAAAGTCATTGTTGCCTAAAGTATAACCAGACACTCCTATTACTGGTCGATCAGTATCTACAACATAACTTGCTGAATCTGAATAGTCAGAACCTTCTTGGCTACCATCAAGAAATAATCTGGTTGTTCCAGAAAGTCTTGATAAACAAACGTGATACCAACGTCCAACTGCTAGAGCAGTTGAACCAGTAATCATTGTTGTACCAGTATTAAAAATAATCAAAGTATTATTACTCTGAATCCTTATTCTTAATTTGTTACTGCCAGCACCTGACCGACTATCATACAAATCTTGAATTGAATCAACGATATTCAAACGTATAAACATTTCAATTTGAAAGTCGCTAGTACCAAAAGCAAAATCATCCCCAGACAACTTTACATAGTAATTATCTGTTGCACCTAAATAGAGTGACCAATATCCGTCAGGTAAATAAGGGCTGAAACTTGATAAACTTACCTCTTCATTAAAATATTTAACTTGTCTGCTTGGAAATGCTTTGTCGATCATTCCTGTGTTTCTTGCACCGCCAGAAAACTGACAGGTTAACATTTCGGTATTTGAATCTGCTGTTCTTGGAATTGTTGGAACTCTATCTAATCCTGATGCCGATTCAACTTTTACATCTGCAATATGACCTTGAAACTCATCTCCATAATTAGTGTAAGAATTTCCACCTATACCAAAAATTGTTCGTGAGATGTTGTCGCTATAAGTAAATGAACCAGCTTGTTTACCATTCATCTTGACATAACAAGTCGTACCTTTTCGCCTTAATTGGATGAAGTTCCAATTAAATTCATTAGCCATAATACTTCCAGCATTTAATTGATAACCAGCCGTGTACATGACTTGATAGCCAGTAGCATTTACTCCAAATCCAAATGCACCAGCAACACTCTCATTTGAACCCCTAAATGAAATAACGTAATCATTACTTGCAAAGGCTTGTCCATAAATCCAAAGACTAATTTGAAAATCCCCAGTACCAATAGCATTTACTAAGTGTGCTTGTGCGTGACTACCTACTGCTCCAGTGTTATACATACTTCCGTCATTTACATCTCTTCTTGTATAATCTTCTCCATTTATTATCTTCCCACCCATGCCTGAATGGGCAGTACAGTAATAGTTTAAATCTGGTGTACTTGTAGTAGGTTTGTATTCTAAGTAAGCACCAGATTGACCTTGTGTTCCTGACACAGTTACATTTGTTGAATATATAGAACCATCTGGAACAGAAGAAAATGGAACAGTTGTTGTTCCAGTTGTTGGCGTTGCTCTTTCTTCCAAAGGTTTATTTAGTCCAGAGTTATCCTGATTTAAACTTGAACTCTGACAACAAAGTAAAACTGTCATTGCATGAGGTTGTGTTGGAGTTGTTGGCGGTGTGTATGTTGTTCCGTCTGGATATTTACAGTGACCATTTATAATATGGAAATTTGAAATGCTACCGACAAACGCTGAAGATGTAAATGCACCAGTTTGTCCAATCGCAAAATATTCACTTGGTTCTGCATTGTAGTCGTCTGTTGCTGTTTGTCTTTGAACACCCCCTTGATAAATCCGTACAGTCCCACTCTGTCGAACAACTGCAACGTGAGTCCATGTATTCTGTGCAAGTGCTACTCCTGATGTCGCTATAGCACCGCCATCAGAATAAATAACAACATATTCGTTTGCATCTTTATAAATCTGAAAACTTGTACTTGCACCCGCTCCGTTGCTAGGTGCATCTCCACAAAGACATTTTAATCCTGTTGTTGTTGGATAAACCCAAAACTCAACTGTGTAGTCATTGTGTGAGAAATGGAAATCAGGATGGTGTGATGTTAATAAACCCTCTGTTCCATCAAATGCCGTAGCATAATAACCATCTTGTTTTGAGTGACTGCCATCTATTGTTTCTGATAATTTAAATGGGTGTGTTGCAGTGGTTGAATCACTTAAGTCAAAACGATACGTTACTCCTGACATATGTGCCAATGTCTTACTTGCAACCGATTCATTATTAAATAAAAATTTATTCCCACCAGCAATACTTGCAACAGTCACTTTTATTGTTTCTCTTGTAACAACTTCTGTAGCTGTTGGTTCTGAGAATGGAATACTTGTACTGGAAAATGGTTCATCAACTTTTGCAATTATATGTGGAGAAGATGAATTATCTTTTGTTACTCCATAGGATTGACACGTTAATAAACCTGTATTCGTAACTGCTGTTAGTGGTGTAGTTGGAACAGTAATTGAAGTGTTGGCAACTCCGTAAATGTCAGTTCCTTTAACAACTCTAACATTAGAAATACAGCCATTAAAAGCACCAGAGGTTGAAGAGTATGAACCAATCAGAACATTACCAGAAGTTGACCCTATAGTCGTAACACCAGAATACCCTGTCCAGTTACCTGACTTAGTAGAAACTCTTGTGCCATTTAACCAAAGAGAAACATTATTACTTCCATCTCGTCCTAAAGCAACGTGATACCATTTGCCAGTTGTAATTACATCATTACTAGTTTTTACAACATCAACACCGCTTATTAATGTTAAATATTTATTTGTTACGTTAATTTGAAAATAAATTTGATGTGTGCCGTTTGTTGGAAATGAGAGAATAACTGGACTTTCTCCATCAGCAACAATCGTATCTGCTTTAAACCAAAACTCTACAGTCAAAGCACCATCAAGCACAATTGCAGATGTCGGAGTAACTGCTAAATTATTACCATTCGTTCCCACAAAATCAGTTGAAAAATATCTATCTGGTCTAGCCAGTAAATCATTGTCAGAACGATAAGGATTAAAAGCATTTGTAATTGCATCTGGTTCTGTGCCATTGGCTGTTATCGTGTGTTGACTTGCTGAATTATCAATTATGGTTGTGGATTGTAAACATAACAATCCTGTACTTGATGTATTCTCCAATGGCAAAGTCGGAACTGTAGAAGTTGTTATTCCAACACCTTTTTGTACTCTAAGATTAGACATAAAAAATGGCATCTGTCCTTCTGAGCCATGATTACAAATATCTAAATTCCCCGCTGTTCCATTAAAGTTTGTTGAGTTACTTACTGATTTTTGCAACGCTCCATCTACAAATAATCGTATTGTTCCTGATGCCCTTGAACATTCCATAAAATGCCATCTGTTACGAGTCGGAGCAGATGTCGTAAATATATCTGCATTGTTATGTGCCGATTGCACATGAATAAGTCCGTTACTATCATGTGAGATAGCAAAATATCCTGTTGTACCACCTGTCATGCAGTAAATTCCACCACCTGTCTTGTATTGTATGTATATCCAAAATGAAACTGTAAAATCCCCTGTGCCAAACTGAAAGTCTGCATGATTAGGAATGCTAAGATAATCATTTCCATCGAAATGAACTGAATGGTATCCATCAGGGGAAAACAATCTACTGTTGATATTAAATGGATTAAATGTTCTTACGGCTGGACTAAAAGCTTGTGTAGAAAAAACTTCATAAGATGGTGCTAATTCAATTGATTGGTCGTTAAAATTATTTCCCAGACACGCTAATATTTTTGTTCCTGTTTCATGCGTCAGAGGTTTGCTTGGCATAGAACCATCTGATATTGTTCCTACTCGCCACCGCACATTCGACAAGAAACCATTTAAAGCCTGTGACGATTCTCCGTTATAACCAATTCTCCATTCTACTGAAGCATTAATAGTCACATTAGTCCAAGAAGATGATGCAACTGATTTGCCATCAGCAAACAACTCCACGTTACCATCGGTTTTTCTAAAACATAAGAATGTCCATTTTTTTTCTGGTAACCTGTAATCGCCAGAGTACCAAGACTGTGTTCCAAACCCATTTGTGTGTATGTGAAGTCGTCCAGTAGGTTCTAAAATGAACATGAATTTTGCTGTTCCACCTCCACCCCCAGAAAAACCAAATATCCCAGAAGTGCCAGATTTAATTTTCCAGTAAATGAAACATTCAAAAGAAAAATCCCCAGCTTGTGGATATAAATATGTTTGACTAGGAATTTTTATATATGGAACAGTCTCTCCAAACTCAACCGAATAGTATCCATTTTTCTCGTAAGGACTAAACCCTGTTCCTACAGGTCGTGTATCACTTTCATCGCCATTAGAACCATGAGCATCTATTCTGGTCACTTTACTAGAAGCATCATTAAAAACATTATAAGAAACTTCATCTTCGGAATGATGTGCTTCAGGTTGAATCAATAAAGATACATCTTTAAAGTTTGGGTCTGTATCGTCTGACTTTGGAGCAGAACCTTTAATTAATGGCATTTTTAATTCCTAGTTATAGTTTTGACTAACAATCCAACCATTCCAGTTAGAGCCATCAGCAACAAATTGAAAGATATCCCAATAGCTTGCTGTAGTTGTTAGAGTTGGAACAGTTGCACTTGCCCACTTGACAGTTGACCATGTAATCGTTCTACTCCCTGTTCCATCCTGTATTGCATAAAGAAGAAATGATTTTCCAGCGGTTGCTGTTGGCATTGTTATTGTTGTACTTGCGGTTAATGTAATCCTTTGGATACTTCCATTTGCTAAGTCCAAAGTTATTGATGAACCAGAATTTGCAGTATGGACTTCCTCTACAAATGCATCATTAATTGTTGGTGTTGTTAGCACTGGTGATGTTAAGACCTTGTTGGACAAGGTCTGACTTCCAGATAGACTTACGTCACCCTGATCACCCTTAGAACTTAACAGTGTCCAATATGCAGTTGCTGTTGTAGGGTTTTGATTAGAAGATGCTTGGCTTGCAACATATGAGTTACTATTACTTGCAGATACAACGTCATTTTTCACATAATTACTACCTGATGCCCAAACTCCACGAGGTGTGAATCCTGAAGCTACACTTGCTTGATCCTCACTAACAGAGTAATAAGATTCAAGTCCAGTTGAAGTAGAAGCTGTTGCTAATATTTTATCTCCAGCTCCAAGTGTTAACACTTTTGGAAAAGTGTATTCACCATCAGCAACAATACTTTTTGTATCTATAATTGTTCTGGTTGCATTATCAGCATAATTAAACACTTGAAGAGTTACCGTTATAGCAGAACCACTTATGTTGGAAAAATAAATAGTGTGAACGGCAGAGCTATTACTGGCTGGACATGTATAAATCGTAGTTGCAGTATTCCCATGTGTTGCCGAAATAAGTACAGGCTTTCCTTTTAAAGGCATTTTCTAACTCCCAAAGACAATAGCTAATGCTGTTGCTTCTTGCGATGTTAATGCGGTTGCAGTTGCTTGAGCAGTAGCTTTCCAGACGGAAGATTCATACTTTAATACATCGCCCTCGCTTGGAGAGTTGGAAGCTTGAATTTTGTCTGTATTTAAATTGGTAAAGTTATTGTCCACTTCCGTATTCGTAAGTGGACTACCTTTACCAGAACGTGTTGTTATCGTACTCATTTTAAGAAGCCGATAAAGTAATTGTCCAAGTAATACTCATCGTGTCGCTTGAACCTTTGGTTACTGTTGAAAAAACTGTACGACAAAGCATGTCGCCACCACTAGATGCGTTGAATATTCCAGCTTCAGTAACCGCTCCAGTGCCATCACCAGCTTCAAAGCTTGAGACATATACAAGAGCATTTGTGCCAGATATAGTTGTTGAGTCTAGAGCTTCTCTTGAACCTAAAATACTTACAAGGTCTGTCTGGGATGCACCAGCAGAAGTTGTTCCACTTCCAACAGCCATATGTGTCATTACAGCTTTTCCACCTGAAGCATCACGCTTCATTCGGTCAACGATATATGTTAATCCAGCATTAACTACTAAATTATTTATATCTCTTTTATCTTTGATGTTTCCATCTTGATCTTTTAAAACGATTGCAACATCGCCTTTAAGTTTAATGCTTTCATTCGTATTCATTATTTCTCCAATTAAAAAGTTGTTTTAGTTCCGATGTAATCATCGGAAAAGTAATCAGCACAGTAATCTTGTTTTAAAACGATTCCTGAATCTGTTAGCGAAGATGTTTCTGATAAAACTTTTGCTACTCCTAGTGCGTGTGAATCTGAAATTGACGGTGATTCAGTTAACACTTTTCCAAATGCAGTTACATGTATATCTGTAATTGCTGGGTTTTCTGTTAGTATTTTTCCAATAGCAAGAACAGCCTGATCTGAAAATGATGGTGTCTCACTGTTTGATAACCCCAATTGATTTACTTGAGAAAAACTATCTGTTAGTGCAATCGAATCAGATAAAACTTTTGTAATATTTTTTACTGCACTATCAGTTAGCGAAGGTGTTTCGGAAAGAACTTTTCCTAAACCAACAGAACTTTGATCAGAAACACTTGAAGTGTTTGATAATATTTTTCCTACACCAATTACACTTAAATCTGTAATTGATGAACTATCTGATTGAGTTGGAAAATTAGTTTGATTAATAATATTTTCTGAATCAGTAATTGAAATTGTTTCAGAAAGATTTTTAGAAATAGTTATTACATGTGTGTCAGTAATACCTAATGATTCTGATGCAACTTTTCCATAAGCCAATACAACAGTTTCAGCAAAAGTTAAATTTTCTGTTAAAACTTTTGCAAAAGAAATAACTTGTCCATCTGCTAAGTTAACTATATGCGACATAGTTTTATCTTTTAATGTCACAAAACTGCCTTGTACGGCAGTTACAACTAATTGAGTTGCAATTGAACTTGCAAATAAAGCATCAGCTTGCGATGCAACTACTAAAGAAGTTGCAGTCGCAGAAATATTGATGCTCATGCAAAGTCTTCTCTAAGTTTGAATTTCAATAAATCATAAACAGTTTGTCTGGTAGTATCTCCAAATACAACTTCTACTTCGCCTTCATAATCTCCAGCATCTCTAACTAAGTCAGAGGTCTGCCAAACAACAGTTGCAATACCATTACTTGCATCTGTTATTGAAGCGTTTCTAGAAAACAAAGTTGTTGAACTTCCAACTGCCCTGAAATGTAAAGTAACAGTTGCACCAGTTATATCTATTGGAGAACCATTTTCTGATATCGTTAATTTTACTTGTGGCTTTGTATCGCCTTGTACTAATTTAATTTTCTCTGCCATGTTAAATTCTCGGTATGTTTATTTTGACGGAAGACCTTACATAACCCTTAGTCGAAAGTTGTTTGACTTTGTTAATCCCTTGTTGGAATCTCATTGCATGGAAGCCAGCCATTTGTGTATTGGAATATTTTTTATTAGGACTCATCATTAATGTTGATAGAGTTCCATCAGCAATTATTTCTGCGTAGTCCTCGTACAAAACATCTTCAACTGTTGTTGTTGCTCTTGTAGGTTTCAATGCAACACGCATTGTTAAACTTAAAGAAGTAGTTTTGTCTGGAATAGGAAGTAAGGTAAAAGTTCTTTCGTCTTTTTGAAAAATATTTCGTGGCATTCCTGTTAACGTTGTATTGTCTTCTAATGCAAATTTATTATAGATAGTCGGATCATGTACATCATCTGGTGAAATAGGATTTAAAGGTGTTCCTTGATGCCAAGCATTCATAATTTTTATTATTAAATGTCCTGACAATGGTGTTTCAAAATCATAATCAGCAATATCCTTAACAATAGAAACAGGATCGTGATCTCGTTGAATGATTAATGTTCTTTCACAAAATTCTATGATTGCACTTTTTAAACTTGTATCAACAGTAATTTCTGGACAACCGTTTACATGTGGAATGATATATGGGTAAAAACTATTTAATGTAGCCATTAACTTGCTCCAGTTTCTTTGGGTGTAACTCCTTGAACATTTGAAACATTAGGAGAGGTTAAATAAAGTTGTTGTTTACTAATGCCAATTGCAGTAGCAAATAGGTTGTAATGTGAAATTGCTCTTTGAGCATTTCCTGTATATTCCGCATCCTTTGAATATGCTTTTGATAAAATATAATTTATCAATGTATTCACATGTAAATCTTCTTTACTTAAAATTGTTGTTGAAGTTAAATCTGAATTGGTAACATCAACAGGTGTTACCGAATATAAAATTTCTAATTTATGTCCATTACCAGAAGCTGGTGGATAAACATAAAATGTTTTTGGACTTCTTTCATCAAATGTAAAATTTACAATTGCAGTTGAAGAAGTTGATGAATGCCAATCTGGATTTTGTGAATCTAAAACTTCTCTTTCAACTAAACTTACTGATCTACCAACAACATCACCTGATGTGTAATTTCTAGTAGCATCAAGAAATTTATTTCCTGTCGAAGGAATAGATTGTTTTGTTCCACTTGCTAATGTAATTGATGAATACTCGGAATAAAGATCAGGGCGATGAAGTGCAAGTTCTCTTCGTCCGTCATTTAAATAACGTAACAATTCTGTTGCCGTCCATCGAACATTACCACTGTCCTGTAAAGTATCAGCTACTCTAGCAAAAATATCATTTGGAGTAAGTGCCATTTTTTTCTCTCAGAAAAAGTAATGGGAGAGGTTTCCCTCTCCCAAATACTCAGGACAAATTAACCAGCATAGGCATGTAGTTCAGCCATTGCTTCTGGCTTAATTACTTTAAAGCCATAAACATTTAGACCACGAACTATTTGCCCAAAGGTTGTTGTGGAACGCAAGGTTTCCATTCTTGTGAACTGTGATGCAAAAGTAATTGCATCATTTGTTCCAGCAAAAATAGAAGTTGCTGTGATAGAAGAGTCTGAACCTTCTCCAGTAACGGAAGCAGTTGTAGGTAACAGATTCGATAAATACAATGTAAATCTATCGATTGTTCCTAAACGTCCATTACGCATTGGAGAAACAGAATCACCTGATATGGAAGCATCTTTAAGATCAGATGTTTTGATCTTTGATGCAAACCATGCTGGGATAACCATCCAGCGACCTTCTTCTGGTACGTTCTGCTCGTCTAGTACTTGTCCAAGCTCAATGATGTGTGAAACTACATCAGAAGCTTCTACTTTCCTAGCGGTTTTAGAACTACCAGTAGAAACACCAAGGTTAATATTTCCAGAGATTTGACCAGCAGTCGCACCCTCGTTCTTTGTTGCTGATGCTCCCTGAAGTGCAGTAAGCAATTGTGTTTCAATTGCTATCTTCATTTGCTGAGATGCATCGTTAGTGAAGATGTCCATTAACTGAAGATCAGCTTGAACTTCATCGACATCGTCAACAACAACTTGGAAATATTTACCCTTGTCAATCAAAAGCTCTTCTACTGAAGTAGTAGGAACTTGAGATGCAAGAGGAAGACCTTTGGTGTAATCAGAAATTGTAATCGTTGGCACGGTTCTAATTTCCACTTTATCACCTTGGTTACGAATTTCACCTTCCCACGAATTATTTGTAATTGCGGAGAGGAAAGTTTTATCGTAAAACTTAACTTGTAATTTACCAGACCAAATCTCTGGAATAAATTTACCAGTATATAAATCGTTGGTTGAACCACTTTGATGGTAACCACTAGTAACGGCTAAAGACATTTTAAAACTCCATTAAAAAAATCTAAGGTGTCGCTCGAATTCTTCCTTCGGCTTGTGCCTTAAATATATCGGTTTCAATCCTTTTCGCTTCGTCCTGACTTCGCATATATTTTCCATTCCTTACGTCCGAATAAAATTTCGCAACGTCTTGAGTGGTGTAATATTTTTTCGCTGAAGGCGAGTTACTCCTACCAGTTGGTTTTGGAGTTACTTGTTGTTCCAACGGATCAGGTTGATTTGATGAAGGGTCGGCTTTTGGTTGCCCTTGTAAATATGAATTGAAAAAATTTGCTACTCTCCAAGAATCGTAAGACTTAAAAGCATCATCTAAAATAGATTGTCGAGCTTGACCACTAAACGGATCAATCTCTCCTAACCAATCAAGAAATCCTTTTTCAGTATTAAGAGCTTGCCATGTCGGACAAAAAGAACCTAGCTCGTTAAAGAACTTTTGTTCTTGTAATTTCACTACATCTTTTTGTGTATCGTTAACACTTTGTTCAAGATGTTTAACATCTTGAGTAGGTGCTACATTTTCTGAATACACTTCCTTAGAAGCTCTTTTAATCACATCCAATAACTCTTCGCCATACTGCTCACGATCAGCATCAGTGATTAAACTTTTTTTAGCAACAGGTTGTGATTCAACTGGCTTTACTTTTAAAGTTTCGTTTTCACTTCGTAAAGTGCTTAACTCTTCTTTAAGACCTCTTAACTCAGAAGCAAGCCTTGGAACTTCAGCACTGTATTTGTTCTGTAGAACTTTATACTTATGCTCAAAGTCTTCTGACTTTTGTACTTCAGGTTCTGGTTGTGTTTCGTTTTTCTGTTCTACAACTTCTTGCTTAACTTCCTCTACAGGAGCTGGAGCTTGAGTTTGAACAGAAGCGACATCTTCAACTGTTGCCTGTTGTTTAACTTCTGCTTTTGGTTCTTCTACAGGAGCTTCTGCCGAAGTATTCCCATACATTTGATTGTGCAATTCGTTTGCAATTCGTTCTGCTTGCATAACAGCTTTATTTTTTCTAGGCATTATTTTCTCCGTGAGCCTTCCTTCGTGCATAGGAGCCTTTAAAGGTTTTCCGTTGCCTACGCAAAGGTATTCTCGGTTAGGTTAAAAAAAACTACTTACTACTTATAGAAATTAAATCTCGCAGAGCTTGGCTGTAACCTTGCAACTTATGAATCTGGAGTGCTTGATTTGCGTCTTCCAGTTCCTCAAGTTTTTCTTTACGACATTTAATTAAAAATTCAATTAATAATTTAAAGTCATCATTAGTTTTTAAAACTAAGAGCGACTTTTTTAATTTTTCTGAAGGTATCATTTTTTGAAATTAGCTTCTTGCCAACTCATACGGTCTGGGCATCCACCCATCCCACCATGATAATAACCACCAGCAGTACTTCCGATTACTCCACCTTCAGCATAATAAGCTGTTGGTTGAGAAGATAGAACACTTTTAGCTAATTTTTCTTTCTTTTCTTTCTCTTGTGTAACAACTTCAGGTGATTGATAAAGTGTTCCCTGTGTAGCATTGTCATCGCCATAAACTACTGAATTTTTAACTACACCAGAATCGTTTTGAATCAAAGCATCTAGCTTTGAATTAAAATCTTCACGATCTGCTTTACGTTGCTTCATTAGTTTTGCTTGCAAAAAACCGCCAGCTACTCCAGTTCCTATTTGCATTAAACTCATTGAGGGATACCTCCAGTTGGTTGTTGTGGTAATGGTTGTGCAGATGGCATTGGTGCTTGTTGTGCTTGAGCTTGTTGTGCCATCATCATTTGTTGTTCAAGCTCTTGAGCTTTTATTTCTTCTGCATCAGGAATTAATTTGTCAACATCCATATTTAATACCTTGGCAGTTTCTCGTAGAAGTTCTGATCTTCCAGCCTTACCCATAATCTCTATATCAACTGGATTAGAAGTAAGCTGTAAGAATTCATTCCTACGTTGTTGAACAGTTTCTTTTAACAATGTTGCAATGATTCCACTTGCGACAATTTGCATGTCGCCTTTAATAGTTGAATCAGGATCGTAAATCATAATGTGGTCATACAATCTTTTAAGAACTTCTGCTACTGCTGTATCTATATTTAAGATTGCTTGTTTAATTCCTTTTGATGCATTTTCCATCATCATTGATAAACCACTTGCTGTTCTTCCAGCACCAGATGAAAGATTACTTGAGCTTCCATAAACGTAGTTAGGAATACCAGTAACCTCGTCTGCTTGTTTTTGATAATACTGATACACCTTTAAAAGGGTATCGGCATTCATGTTAGGTTGAAAAAATTGTATCGCTGGTTGACCACCACCAGTTCTATCACTTGTGGTTTGCCATATTTTCCAAGGATACATTTTTGTAAGGTCTTCTCCTTCAGGTAAACGATCTACACTTACCATGACTTGAGGAGCAGAAGCTAATGCCATATTGTTCGCCAAAGCCCTAGCACTAGCATTACACATTACTTGAATGTCTCGCATTACCTCTGGTAATGCTAGACCCCAGAATGCTGAAGGGATTTGCTCCCATGAACATTTGCTATAAGGTCTTCTTTGTAGCGGATCAATATTTAATGAACATTTAACAACTTCGTTACCTATTACCCAAACATTTACTTCGTACTCTCTATAATCTTCACAGTCTTCCATACCCCATTCTTTGAGCATGATTCCTGACACACTTCCCCAAAATTCTATTCCTTCAATTAATTCTGTTCCAACAAGACTATTATTTCTTCCTTCTAATAAATTACGTTCTGTATCTGCTTGTGTTAAATCTCTTAAACCAGTTGACCCATAAGTTATTAAGACTTGTTTTAAAGCTTCTTTATCAAAGCCTTCCATGTTTAATAAACTTTCTAAATCTTTCCTTGTAAATTTATGTCGTTGGATAATGTATCCATCTTGTGTTGATACTGCATTAGGTGATGGGTAAATATCGTATGGACTTACTCTTTCAAAGTCTTCAATAATTTTTTCAGTAACAATAGGTTTAAAATTTTCTGACCATTTCATTACTTTCTTTTTGCGAATGATTGGTGCTTTAATAATTGCACATGGAAAAGTTACAAAGTCATAAATTACTTCGCCCAATACATCTTTATAATTTACTTCTTCCATCTTATCCATGATGCGTTTTTCCATTAACATCGCAGATTCATTTACATCTTCTTGTATACGTTTTTTTACCTCAACATATATTTCATCCATACGAGCTTCTATTGCTTTAGGATCAAAAGACATTCCCATTTGTTCTGTTGTCTCAGCTTCTGAAACAACTGTGTCTACAATTTCTTGTTCGTATTGGGCTGGAACTTCAGGCTCTGTAGTTGGGGAGAGCGACCAACTCTTCTCACCAGAAGAAAACATTACATCTTTAATCCAAGATTCAGAAGCTCGGCATTTGATATCAGTTAACATCATAAATATATCTGACCCACCAGTATCTTTAATACCAGCTAATTTATCTGGATCGTATTCACCTCTGCGTTGTCTCTCACAACGCAAGAGTCTTTCAGTAACATCGGACTTTGCAGACTTTGCTTCGTCATAACATTTGTGAACGTATTGAGCCAAAGATGACATTACTAGTTCATCTTCTATTTGAGACTCCTCACTTGCTTGGGTTAATTTAATATTATTGAGTGCCATGAGCAATCCTATTTTTCAGTACCACTTTGTAACTATTTTTTTTCTTTCCAATTTCTTTATTTCTTAGTTCTTGAGAAGCTTTTAATATCCATGTGAAAATATTTCCATCTCTAGTCTTATCGTATTGAGGTCGATCACTGTTTTTTGAATAATGAAATTCCATTAATAACTCCATATTGTTGGTCTACGGTTTTCATCAGTACCCATGTCAATATGGATAAAGCGTTGTTCAAAAGCTCCCTTCTGATTAAATCCTATACCTGTCCAAACTTTCATTTGAATAATTAAATTCAAAAGAATGTAAGCTTCTTTACCGTGTATTAATACATCTGAAGCAAGACCTGTTGTATGCATTCCACCACCAGATTTTTTCTTTGCTTCTATTGGATGTTTCTTTGAACGAAATCCACTTGAGATAAGCATCGGTTTACCGTATATGGATCGAAGTTGATTGATCTGCAAGATGAATGATTCTTGCATTTTATTCTCGCCAGTTGCCTGACAATCAAATTCTTCTTTTAAAAAATATTTTGACTTAGACCAATCGACCATCATATCTTTGGTGCTTTCTTTTCTAGTAAATCATTTATCTCATTTGACTTCTGTTTACTACCTACGCTACTTCCGAAATAGTATGCCAAAATCATCGTTGTGGCGGAATTTAACGCCCCTAGGACGTACACCAAAATATCTTTAGAACCAGAATTTACATCGACTTCTACAAAAATAATCACTAGGAACAAAGCAAAAGACATAGATACTGTTCCTAATGCGAGTAATGGGGTAACGCATTTATTTAACCAACTGGCATTTTCGCTAGTAGCAATTTGAATTTCTCTTTGTCTGGCTGAATCTCTATCAGCATACTCAGCTTCAAGCTTGGCTAACTCGCCTGATTGTTGCATGCGTTTTAGCTCATTGAGAGCGTTCTGTTTGGCTTCAGGATCAGGGATTAGCTTATCGATTAGCTTTTCACCAACTGGGAGTAAACTTGCAATTAAATTTAACATTTTATTTTGATACTTCCTCTATCATTGACCAAAGAATTGAAATCAGATATCCAAGTACGGCTAACAGAACAGCAAGTGCTGTTAGCAATTTACTTTTGTAAATGAATTCTTTTTGTTTACGTTTTTTTAAATATATTTCTCGCTCTCTAGCTTTTTGAATTTGAGAACGAAGTGCGATGTACTTGTTGTAAAAATCTAATCCAAGAAAATTTAAATCACCCCAAACCATACGATGTTTTAAATCTTTATCTATTTCTTTTAACTTTCTTTCAATCATCAACTGATCGATTGCTTCGCCCCCAGCCGTTAATTTTTTTTGTGTAACTTTTTTTAATAGACTTGGTTTTTCTGGTTCTTGGCGACCGTACTCACGCAAGTCACAATACGCTTCAGAAAGTTTTTTTAAGTTGCCATGTATGGCTGAAATATTTTTAGTTGTTTTGGCAATTGTGTCGATAGCTTTGACTGTTCCTGAAATAACAGCTATAGCTGTGACAGGATCAATCACGGCATCTTCAGTACAATTGCAATGAGCAATAAGAGCATAGCACCAGAGCTACCAATCAAAATCATTTCAACTCTTTGAATCCTTGCTAGTGTTTCTCTCCATCTTTCCTCGCACACTGCTTCATGGCTTGTCAATCTTTTGTCCAATTCATGTAAGTCCATTATGTCCATCCTACGGCTGATTTATTTTCTATTGATCTAGCTCTCGTTTGAGCTAGTCCATTACGAATTCTTAAACATGCATATTGAAGAGCATCTTGAATATGCGACATATCGTCTTTTAAAGGACGATCACGATAACGTGCAGTACCAGTTACTTTTAATCTTTGATACTGATACTTACCATTCATACCTTTCCTTAACACCTTGCAACTCTTATCTAATAAGAATGCTGGCTTACCATCGTTCATTCTTGTTAAAAAGAATGCGACAGCTTCTCTTCTTGGTAACCAATCGTTAGTACTGGCAATCTCTGTTGGAATGCCAATCTCAAATAACTCTTGGACACAAGACCTTTCATCTACTTGACTTCGTTGATTACCACTTGGATCACAAGTAGACACACGACTATAACCACCATATTTATTTATTAGTATTGGTCTGACAATGTCACTTGCAAATTGTCTGATACCCATATCTTCACTAACAATCTCTTCCAGAATTTGTATCTGCCCTCTATTGGTTTGTTGCATAATTACGCAACTCGGAGTTAATCCAAAATCCCAACCAAGAACAATTGGTAAACCTCTTATTGGTTCCAATGGAACTTCAGAAGTATGAATCTTATCTTTGAACTCTGGAAAGACAGGCTTACCGCTTGAGGTAGAACCATAGTTTCCTAATACAAAAACATTGATCCAGTTCTCATCTTTAGCCCCTAGCATATTTAGATAGTAGTTATAACCATTCGGTAGGTTGTCTATGTTTTCGGCATCAGGATTTGGTTTGTATTCATCGCCATCTTTGTACAAGCCACCAGCTTGTCTAAAAAATTTCCATCCCTTTGGGGTTTCTTCTTCCGCAATCCGAAAGTAATACGAATCGTCATCTGGGGGATTGGTATCTAAAAGCACACAAGGATTGTGAAAACCACCGTCTGCTTTTCTTGGGTATCTGCCAACACGTTGGGTTGCAATATCAAATATTTCTTTTGGTACTTCTGAACACTCGTTGATCCAGCAAATGGAAACTTCTAATGATCTCATTCGACCAGTATCAGAAACCTTATCCAATGCAATAAACCAAACCTCTAAATGTAAAGCTGTGCCGTCACCAATATCAGAAATGTTCATGGTACTGGTAATCGGAGTATCCCATTTAATAGGAGCTATGTTATGTGGGAACCACTGTTCCCACGTTTTAATAGTAGTAGACTTTAACTCAGGATATGTATTCCGAATAACTAAAGCTCTACACTTGCGTACACCGTCAGGAGAGGGCGGTTGTTGTAAAGCTAGGTTCACTATCTCAACACAACAAGCAGACGATTTACCAGAGCCTACGCATCCCATTAAGCCTTTAACAAATCCTTTAGCTTTATGAAACTTTCTGGCTACCTTGCCAGAAGGAGTGTAGTTAATAACCTCATCCAATGGATAATTCCTTTTCAATAAGTTCTTTTAAATTCTTTTCCCTCTTATTAAAGATATGACCAAACAAAGAAAAATTTTTCCATAATATTAAAGGTTGCCCCTCACCTATATAAGCTCCCTCAATATTAAAATCGATATACTCCAAAGCCATCTCTTCGGTCATCCCATCACGCTCCATCAATACTTCAACCATTAAATTGGCATCATAGACAAGCTTCTTTATTCTGGTGTGATTAGACCAAACATCGGTAGCACCGATTATTGCCCTGTTAAAACCATCCCAACGAATTAACTCATCAGGATGGCAAGTGTCCTTCTTCATCATTTTCTTTTTCTGATTCTTCTTCATCACCATCTACTCCAGCTACGTTCAAATTAAAAGTAATACCTTGCGAGGTATGTTCCATTTTTACGTCTGATAAGTTCGGTAACGACTTATCAAGCAATATCTTGATAGCAGTGATCTGGGAGCTTTGTAGCTCAACATCGCCACCTATGTGACCCATGAGTCTATTGATCAGTTGAGAAGCTTGTATCTTCTTTCTGATCTCCTCAGAGTGTCTTGGGTTTAATCTTCGTGCCATATCATTTCCTGTTAAAAATATAAATAAGATGTGTGGGTTTGCCCTATACATGTATATAAGAACCCCCCAGCCATGCCACGGTTGTCCAGCGTGGGTAGGGTTGTAGCACTTCGAGGGTTTTCACTGCCCTCGCTTGGTCTTTAACCAATCGATGTCAGAGCTACGCATTCAGTATCCGTGAGCATTGGCTTACGTTCAACGATCTTGCGTGGTCTGAGGGCAATACCAAAGGCAATAGAAGTGTCTGTTGGTCACGGATGCTGATCCAATACCAGAATCCCACCTCTATAATCTCTCCCTTTTTTCTCTCGTAAAGGGGGGATTCTCTATCTCCCTTTTAACTTCATAAGTGACTGAATCAAGGTTGCTTTTTCAACTGACTACTCTTCTGAAGTCTTTTGGCTTGATTGCTGAATTAACACACGCAAAGTCGCTGGATTACCCATATGCGTGTGGCTTCTCCTATCTACGAAAGGTATAGCATGAACGATAGAACTCACTTTCAATTCCTCGTAGCCTTATGTGGCTACGGATTGCAATGCATAACGATGATTTGGTTTGCTTACTTCTTATCATCTCCTTTTATCTTTAGCATCCTTGACTACAGTCATTGGATTCAGTACTGCATGGCTTTCTTAGCCTTTGCATTTCCTTTTGCTTTTGGTTTAGCTGGAGTTGCTGGCATCTACTACGTCCTTAAGGATTGGGAAGACTGTCATAGCTTTCGTTGTTATCGGAAAGCTCGTGCGACAGCTAAACAAAAACTCTTAAGACTTTACTAGTTCTATTTCCTCCTCTTTTTCTTCTGAAAGGGGAGGAATTCTTTCTCCCTTCTTAACTTCACTTTGGAGGTCATACTATGACTGTTATCCTTCCTGTTGAGTCCTCAAAGCAAGAGGACATTCCTATGGCTACTCAACCTAATGAGTCAGCTCCTGTAACCGAGAATCAGCAAAGATTTCTCGCTGACCTAGTAGCTCGTGGTCAGGTAAAACAAGCCACTGTTGATGGCTTGAAAACCAGAGCGGAAGCATCTGCTTTGTTAACTGCTCTACAGGCTAGAGCTAACACCTCTCAACTGCCTAAAGCTTTGGTTTTTAAGCTTCAACAGTTCGGTGTTCGTTTAACACCTGTTCAGTTACCTTCTCAATCTTCACCTGTTCATTTGTCTACTGAACACTCATCAAGATTTCAGATGCAACAAGCTGGCAGAGATGCTATTGAAGCTGTTAACTCTGGAGCTGATGCGAAGGGAGTTCTTCTTACCTTGATCGAGCAAACGATTAAGATTTCTTCAACCACCGCAGAGTTCAACAAACTTCTGCCTGATTCCGACCACGGATCAGTTAACACAGCTTCTATGTTCGGAGACAAAGTCTCTTGAGCATCGGAGCTGAGAAGCAAGGGCAACTGAAAGGTTGCCCAAGCTTCAGCCTTCCAGCATTTGGTAGCTAAGACTATGCACACAGCAATTAGTAGCTAGGACTATGCACATAAAATTGCATGTTACATCCAGTGTGTTACTATCAATAACAGTTACTAACAATAACAATCTAGGATTAAAATGAAGAAACCACTTAATAACATATTGCCCAAAGATATACGCAAATCATTAGAAAGCAAGTATGTACATTACCTCTTAGGTTCTCTCACTGAAGCAGAGAGAACTAAGTCAATCATTAAAACTATCTGTACTTGTGTTCGCAACTGGAATGATTCCTTTCTAATCAACCAATGTTTACAAAGAAACATACCTGTAGTGATCTTACCTGAAGTAAAACCCATAACCGTTAAGGAGGAACAATGAAAGATACCTTAAATGAAAAGCATCTGTTTACCAAGCATCAGGCTTGGATTAGCGGAATAGCTAATCGGAGATACCGTGCTGTATCTCTAGAAGGTAAAGGAACTGGTGTGGCATCAATGGGTGCTGGTCTTTACTTAACTAGCGAAGAACAAGCAAAAAGTTTTGCTCTCTCTTTCTATGGTAACAACGCATTAATTGAAGAGTATGCAGTTACTCATCCGTTAAAGCTAATCGATTACTACTCTAAACTTTTTCAAGCATGGAGAAAAGAATGGTACATGAAATATGCCATTAGTCATATGACTGAGATAGACGGAGAGTATTACTTAGAAATCGATGAGTATCCAGCAAAGAATGCTCCGCATTATATTCGTGATGGTTACGGCAAATTCTTAACTAACAAGATGGAAGCAACTATCTACTTAGATGGTGTTGCAAATCGTAACCCTCTATTCGGTATCTGTCTAATCAACCCACAAAACTACGAGTTAATAAACACAGTTGAAGTAGATGCACCTAAAACCAAAGTTTTATCACTAAAGGAGTTGATATGAGCATTGCTCACAAACGCAGAAAGAAACTGATCAAACGTGGTCAGTGGAAATTTAAACCTCAACCAAAGGGAGTATGAAATGGAAGACCTTGACGTACAAACATTAAACAGTAACTACGACCTAAATTCTTTTATAGGTTCTGCAACCTTTACAACTGTGGGTGGTATGTACTCAAAGTACATAGTATCTGAAGGTGTAAAACATCTTATGACCGAAGCAAATGCAACATGGTTAGTTACAGATGCATTAGCTGTTCATTCTATAGAGCTAACTCAGAAAGCTGGTTGCAGACTCGTTAGATGTGATGTGACAGTTACTGATTCAAAAGCTCAATTCACAATGGCTAATGATGACAATGAAAAAGTTTACGAAAAAGACTACAGCTTCACAGACCTTGCTGATGGATTTTATCAATTCTTCATCGGTTGGAATGGCGAAGGCTGGACTCTTTACCTACCATCTGAGCATTAACTTTAACTCAAGGTAACGGCTACCAAGCCGTTGCCTTGTATCAACATTCATAGTTGTAGCAATTAGTTGCGATGACTATGCACACAAAATAAGGAAAGTCATGTCACCTAAAATGATACCTGTTGTCTCGCCTGAATCAATTAATGACGGCAAAGTACGCAAACCAATTATGCAGTTTGATGCTGAATTTTTAGTCAGTATGTTTGATGAGTTTGCTCACAAAAAATACAGTCTAGGTTTTGATTACTGGATAGAAACTCTAACAACTGAAGACAAGATAGAGATCATAACCAAAGGCGAAAATCTTAGTGATTCAATTATAGCTTTTATCGAATGGAATAAAAAACAAGTAGAAATGGATTCGATAAGAATGGAAACTCAATGTGTATATGAAGCTGATCCAGAAATGTATGCTCATCAGGAATCAAAACAAAATTTATTTTCGATGGAAGATGAAAAATACATTCAGGAATGTGCTGAGTTTATTACTACTAAATGGGTTGGCTTTGTTCCATCAACTAAAAACAAAATAAGGAAAGATAATGCCAATTGACCTTCGCATAGATGCACAGCCCTTGAAGAAAGCTCTCAAGGAAATACAAACCGTAACACATAGTAAAGATAACGACATGAAACCTATCGTTACTAAAACAAACTATCAATGTTGCCAAAGCTGTGGTTGTAGTTTTATCTCTCATTATTATGGTGAGGATTGCAACTACATTTTTTATCACAACCAAAGCAATGAATCACTCAAAGCTTATGGTTGCACTACGTTGTATCACACGATTGAACCTAACAATCGTAGATTCGTTGTTGATACTCTTCGCAAACATGGTTGCACCGTTAACTGGGATGGAGATCACCACGAAGCCATTGAAGTTATGGTTCCAAAAGCTAAAGAAATACTAAAGCCTGAACATTGGGTAACAGAAATTAAAAATGAGAAGTACTAAATCATAATCCCCCTCTTTTCTTTATATAGGGGGGGTATCTCTTTCTCCCCCTAAACACCAT